CGTAATCAGCGTCAGTACCTCGGTATTTACGATCCTGAGATCGAGAGCGCCATGAGCCAGAACCGCTCCAAGGCGTATCCGAAGATTACCCGCGTCAAATGTATTACTGTTTTGTCGCACCTGATGAACCTGATGTTCCCCGGCAACGAGCGGAATTGGGAAATTCAGCCTGCGCCGGACCCGGATATCACCAAGGATGATGTGAAAGAAGCCATTCAGGCCGCGCAGAAGCGCGACCAAGAGGCCGGCAATCCTCCGGTAGAGGTTGACATCCAGTACGCGCTAGACGCCGTTCACGAGATGATGCTCGATCGCGCTCAGAAGCTCAGCGTCGTCATTGACGATCAGCTGCAAGAGCTAGGTGGAGATCAGACCTATGACTACGTCGCTCTCAACCGGGAAGTCATGCAGTCAGGAATTAACTACGGGATGGGGCTACTCCGCGGACCCTTTGCGCGCGAGTGCCAATCAGTCGTATGGGAGATGGGTGAGGATGACGATGGCACCCCGCTGCCGATGCCCAAGTCCAAGAAAGTCTACAAGCCGTTCTTTGAGTTCGTGCCGGTGTGGGACTTCTATCCGGACCTAAGTGCTAAGACGTTCGCTAGTATGGATGGATACTTCCTCCGTAAGGTGATGTCTAAGTCACAACTTTTGGGTCTCTGCAAGCGTACTGACTTCTTTCATGATCAGATCAAACGCTATCTCGAAGCCTATCCGACCGGTAACTATAAGCAACTTGAGTTCGAGTTGGAACTTCGTGTCATGGGCGTGAAGATGAATGTCAACGAGATGAAGCCTGATAGCCAGAAATACGAAGTCAAGGTATGGATCGGCAAACTTGATGGGCATACACTACAGAACGTTGGCTGTGATGTTGCTGAGGATAAGCTCGCTGAAGAGCTAGATGCTGAAATTTGGACTATTGAAGGGCATGTCATCAAGTGCACACTCGATCCGTGGTCGAAGCTTGGTGTCGAGGTGAAGACCCTTCACCCATTCCTGTATGACCGTGACGACACGAGCCCGATCGGGTTCGGTCTGGCCAACGCCATTCGTGACAGCCAGATGATGGTCTCCGCAGCTACACGCATGCTGCTCGACAACGCGTCGATCACCTGCGGCCCAAACCTTGAGCTGAACACCAAGCTCCTGCGCGCAGACCAAGACCTATCCTCGATCCGCTCGTACCGCATCTGGTACCGCGATGACGATGATCCGGCCAGCGCCCAGTACCCAGCTGTCCGTAATATCGTCGTCGAGAACCATATGAAGGACCTGATGTCCATCATCGAACTCGGGATGAAGTTCGCCGATACCGAGACCTTCGTCGGCCCCGCTAACGGCGCGGACCCATCGAACATGCCAAGCGAGCCGCTCCGCACTGCGGCCGGAGCTTCCATGCTCCGCGGTACTGCGGCTCTCCCGTTCAAGGACATGGTGAGGAGCTTCGACAGCTTCACCCAGTCCGTGATCCAGTCGATCGTCATTTTCAACCGCACATTCAACCCGTCGAAGGTCCATGAGGGCGACTACAACATCATTGCGCGCGGGGCTACCAGCTTGATCGCCAAGGAAATTCGCGGTATGAACGCGGATCAATTGGCCACCACGCTAACCCCCGAGGAGCGTCAGGAGATCGACCAGCGCAAGATGCTCAAGATACGTCTTGGCGCGCGTGATATGGACGACATCATGATCACCGAGAGTGAGAGCCGTCGTCGTCAGGCTTCGAAGGATCAAGAGGACGAAGAGAACGAGCAGCAACAGCAGAAGATGGCCGAGGCCACCCTGCGTAAACTGCTCAGTGATGCCTACAAGAACATCGCAGCCGGACAGAAGAACACGGCTGCTGCTGACGCAACAACTGTTGATGCTACACTAAGTTTACTTGAAAGAGGAGTTGCACTAAATGGACCATCAGCCGGAACAGACCCTAACGCGCCGGGAGCAGATATCCAAGGCGATCCGAATGCTCCACAGCCTCAAGGACCGGGACCCGTCAGTCCAACTGTTCCTAACACTGCTGGACCTAACGTTTGAAGAAGCTCGTGATCAGCTCTTGAAAGCTACCCCAACTACGTTTGCACCTTTTCAGGGTGAGGCTCTTGCTATCCGCGAGATCACGGATGCTATCCGCAGGCCGCCCCCACCCCCCATTGAGGAGTACTGAAAATGACAACTGATGGATTACTCGCCCCGGGCGAAGACGATTTCGGCACCATGTTCGACAGCCTGTCGGCACTCAAGCCCGGCGAAAAAGCCCCTGATGCCTTGACAAGCGTGACGCAGAACGTTGTGGTTGCGCAGCCGGTCGAACCGGTCCAGAATGCAGACACCTCTATCGCTAACCCCGACACACCGACCTTGGAAAATCCGGCGGCAACTGGGGACGATGGAGACGAGGCAACCGTCGCGGCACAGAACGCCGCTGCTGAGGCTAAAGCCGCGTCAGATGCCGCGGCGGTTGCTCCTCAAAACGACCAGCTCCTAGAGCGCTTCGTCAAAGCAATGGAGGCCCAGAAGCCTGCGCCCGCGCCCGTGCGCGCCGCGCCGGCCGCGCCGGCCCCACTGTTCAGTCAAGATGAAGCCAACATGCTGATTGCGGCTGAGAAGGACTACCCTGATATCATCAAGGCTGTACAGCTCCTGATGCGTGGCGCGTCCACCGTCCAGCAGCAGCAGATCATGGGTCAGGTGCGTGAGTTCGTGCAGCCGGTTGCCCAGACCTTGGAGACCGTGCAGGTTGACCATCAGCTCAACGCGCTAACCACCGCGATCCCGGATTACCTCACGGTCCGCGATCCCGCTATCAAGTGGGCCACCTCGGACCCGTCTATCCCACCCCCCTTGCGTAAAGCGTACATGGATGTTATTGAGAACGGAGATGTCGGCGAAGTCAAATGGCTAGTCGGCGACTGGCGGAAGGCCACTGGTCAAACCACCCCAACACCGGGGCAGACCACACCGGCCGTCAAACCGAGTTCCGAGCTGTCCACTGCAGCCAAGCAAGCGGCTGCAGCATTGGCCCCAGTCGTTTCTAGGCGAACAGCAGCAGTGACGACGGCGATCCCTACCGACTTTGATGGCGCATGGGACCACTTCAGCACTCCTGCCAAGGCATAAAAACCCTCAGGCTAATGGAGCCCTACAATGGTTGCGATCACGACTTACGGTGACATCTCCCCCGCAGTGGCGGCTTGGAGCGTTGTCAAAATGCTAGAGCGCGCGATGCCGCTCCTGCATCTCGAAAAATTCGGCCAGACCTACCCCCTCCCGACCCAGTCCACTCAGACCGCCAAGTTCCGGCGTTACTACCTGAATGGCGCGGGCGGCGCGGCCGGTCCTGATAACGGCGCGGGCACCAACGGTGCCGGTACTGCGTTCAGCATCCCGGTTGCTACGACCCCGTTGACTGAAGGCGTGACCCCCTCGGGTTCGCAGCTGGCCAACACCGACTACACTGTGCAGCTTGCGCAGTATGGCGACTTCACGACCATCACGGACGTGATCATCGACACCCACACCGACCCCGTTCTCGCGCAGATGACTGAAGTCCTCGGCGAGCAGGCTGCGGTCACCGTCGAGACCTTGCGCTTCAACGTGCTCAAGGCCGGAACCAACGTGTGGTATCAGGGCAACGTCGCCGGCCGTACCTCGGTCGCTGGCGCAATCACCTTGACCGACCAGCGTCGCGTGACGACTGGCCTGTCACGTCAGAACACCAAGAAGATCACCAAGGTCGTTGCTTCGACCGCGGCGTTCAACACGACTTCGGTGGAAGCCGGCTTCATGGCCGTCGTCCATCCGGACTTGGAAAGCGACATCCGTAACATGACTGGCTTTGTGCCGGTCGCGAAGTACGGCCCGCATACGAGCCCGTTCGAGGGTGAAATCGGTGCAGTTGAGCAGGTTCGTTACCTGTCTTCGACCGTCATCGGCCCGTTCCTTGCGGGTGCGACTGGTGGGGCTTCGGCCACGACCTTCCGCTCCGTTGGTGGGACCTACCCCGACGTGTACCCCGTTCTGATCTTCGGTCGGGACGCCTACGGGATCGTGCCCTTGAAGGGCAAGAGCTCCATGGCCCCGATGGTCGTCAACCCCAAGCCGGCCGCGGGCGATCCCCTCGGGCAGCGCGGGACTGTCGGCTGGAAGCTCTGGACTGGTACGGTCATTCTTCAGGACGCCTTCATGGCTCGCCTTGAGGTGCTCGCCACCGCGTAATACCGCGGTTGAGGGGGGCTACGGCCCCCTTCTCTAACCCCTTTCGTCTCCACAGGAGAGTAAAATGACCGCATTTGCTATCATCGACCCCGCCCTTAACGGCACGTCGGTCCCGGCTACCTACGTTGCCCCGGGCAACCTCCAGAACCTTGGTGTCGGCGCTACTGTCGGCAGCACCTCTGGTTCGATTAACGCCAACGCTGCTGCCGCCATTGGCGTCGGCACCGATACCTACACCGTCCTCGCTGCCAACTGCCGCCCGGTGGGCGCTGGTGGAGCGAGCGGCATCGCCGGCTCGTTCACGCAGGCCGGTACTGCTGTTGCGGTGTTCATCCCGGTCGGCTTCTACCCGACCAAGATCGAGCTGAACGTTGGTCTCACGACCACCGAAGTCGGCTTCTATCAGTGGATGCACGGCATGGGCGCTTACGAGATTTCTTCGCTCGTGGGTGCTGACGAAGCCGAGCTGACGACCAACGCTATTGTCGTTGTCGCGGATAGCGCCGGCGGCGACGGCAACGTCTGCTACGTGAAGTTCCCGGCCGCCTTGGTCGTCGCTTCGCAGGTGTGCTCCTTCCGCATCCTGTCATAATACCAGCGGGTTCCTTCCCCCGCTGCACTCTGGGGGGGCCATCGTGCCCCCCTGTTTTTTCTTAATCTCAGGAGGCCCCAATGGGCACACACATCATTCGTGGCGGCGGCGGTGAGCAGCTTCAGGTAGAGATCGACGGCGCTCTTGCCGTTGATGCGATCGGTACCGCTACTGCAGCGTCCGGCGCGGCTACCCTCAATAAGGCCACTGGCGTGATCACGTCAGAGAGCCTGACCACTGCCGATGCTGATACCCCCTACACGCTGACCCTGACCAACTCCAAAATCAAAGCCACCTCTGTGGTTCTGGCGAGCGTTGGCCTTGGTTCCGCGACGACCGGCACACCTCAGATCGTATCCGTCACCCCGGCGGCCGGCTCTGTTGTGATCCTCGTCTGGAACGTTAGCGCCTCGGCGGCCTTCAACGGCACGATCAAGGTTGCGTTTACCGTTCTCAACTGAGTTAGGAACTCCAATGTCAACCATCATTGCTGCTGATAAGTCCGGCAACATTGTGCAGTTCGAGGTTGATGGGCACCCGGTTGAAACCGATGCCCAGACAACTGCGCTTCAGGCACTCATCGCTGCGGCCGGTGCTACCTCAATCAACTCGGCTGGGAGCCTTACAGTGGGTGCTGCCTTGGCGGTTACCACTACCTCCACATTCACAGGCGCTGTTGATTGTGACAGCACCTTCAACGCTGATGGCGCTTCCACGTTTGGCAGCACTCTCGGTATCACTGGCGCAACCGCCGCGGCAGCGATCACTTCATCTGGTCTCGTGACTGCGGCTACCGCCAAACTCGACACCGGCACCAAGACTGCAACGGCCACAGCCGGTGCGGCTACCCTCAACAAGGCGTCAGGCATCGTCACTTCGGAAGCCCTCACTACGGCGGCCGGCGCAACCTACACCCTGACCCTGACCAACAGCACAATCGCCGCGGGCGATATTCCGCAGGTCACGCTCGATAGCAACGGCAGCGCTGGCATCCCCATAATCACTTCAGCCAAGTGTACTGCTAACACCCTCACCGTCATCGTCACCAACATCCATGCTTCGGCAGCTCTCAATGCCGCGATCAAGTTTGCATACATGATACTGAAAGCCTAACACAGGAGACTAAACATGAGTGAACTGGAGAACTTCATGGGAAAGACCACCAAACAGCCCACCATCACCCCGGGTCCCATCACTGAGATCGAGGCCAAGCAGCCTGAGACTGTGGCTGAAGCCGCTACCTCAGTCGGTATCGCCCCATCTGTGTTGGAGAAGCTGCTTCAGGCCCTAGTTGATGCTCAAACCAAGCCCGGTGGCATTGACCCCAAGGTCAACGCTGAGATCGACAGACAAGCCCACGCCGCCCCGAACATTGACATGAGTGATCGGGTTTGGATTGTCCTGTCGGACAACAAGAGCATCCCCCGCGACGGTCAGTTCATCGGCGTCAACGGCGCTACCTTCATGCTCAGGGCCGGCAAGAAGGCATTCGTTCCGCGCGCGTTACTTCAGGTCCTCGATGCGGCGGTTGAGACCATCGCGATCGTTGATCCTGATACCCTCAAGATCGCTGAGTATCGCGACGTTATGCGCTACCCCTATCAGATTGTTTCTGCACCGTAATCGGAGATTGTCATGGCCGGATGGACATTAGGCGCACTGCTCCACGAGCTGCGCAGCAACCGGCTCCATGACAAGTCAGATCAGGTGGCGGGTTCCAACCTCGACTACCTGTGGTCAGACACCACGCTGGTCAACTACATCAACGAAGCGCAGCGCCGGTTCGCCCGGCGCTCGCTCTGCATCCGCGACGCGACGAGCTCAATCACGAAGTTCACCACGATCGACGGCACCGCTACCACCCCGTGGACCCTCACCTATGCTCTGGACCCGTCCATCATCGCGATCCTCTCGGTTCGCATGGGGCAGGACCCAGTGTCACTGGCATGGGATAAGGCCGACCTAGCACGCGCCGGCCACGACGGCTTCAGCACCTACCACCAGCCCGACAGCTACTTCTTCAACCCATCCATGCTGGGCAATCTTGAGCCCGGCAAACCACTGGCATGGTCCACGGATGAGGACATTATAGCCGACCCGAACGGCAGCTTCAGCGTCATGAACCTACGGCTCTACCCGGTCGTCTCCACGGCGTATGCCGGCATGACAGGTCAGATGCGCGTGATCCGCCTTCCAATCAACGATCTGACCATCAAGGACCTAGACGCCTTCCCAGAAATCCCTGCGGATCATCACCTAGACATGATCGACTGGGCAGCGTATCTTGCACTCAGCAATGTTGATACGGACATCGCTGGAGCTGGTGCCGCGGAGCGCGCGGACAAGTTCGCAGCCCGGTTCGAGGTACACTGCGAAGACGCGAAGCGTGAAGTGATGCGCAAATTGTTTACCCCCCTCCAATTCGGCTTCGGCCAAAATGGGTGGTCTTGGGAGGTCAATCCGTGATGGACATTCTACAGAAGCCGGCCCAATCCAAGGACACCGATGCACCGATGCACCGCGCACCCCTGCGCGAGGCGAACCTCACAAACATGCGCGTGGGTATGGTTGGCCCGAAGACCAAGACCAAGACCAAGCCTAAGCAGCACTTCGCTGAGGGTACCGATGACGTGCAGCCCAGCAATAAGGTTGCCGACGCCGTGAACGCTATATCGCCGCAAGGCGCTGCAACTAAGGGGCTGTTCGGCTTCTTCAATAAGGCTGTTGATGACGCCACCAAGGGCGAGCCGCAGCATTTTGCTGGTGGCACCGCCGATGCTCAACCATGGCAGCAAGACCCGGGTCTTGGTCGCCCCGGTATGCTCTCCCCTGATGCTGCCCCAGCCGATACACGTCAAACCCGAGTTCCTGCTGCCCCAGTTGATGTGGGACAGGAAATGCGTAATGCAATCAACTATCTAGGTATTGGCGCGAACGCACCTCCTGTTGCGATGCCACCCCGCGGCGCGCATGTGACGCCCCCGCTAGCCCCGATCCCCCAAGACGCCAATCAGGCATCCAATATCCTGTCTGCTGTGACTGGTGTTCCTGCTCATTTGATGACCGCCATTGGCGGCATGTTTGCTCCTGCGGCGGTTGCCGCCGGCCAGCCTACTCCACTACCGCATGACCCTGCCACCACAATCGTGAAGGGTAGCGATCAACCAAACACCACATTCCTAGGCGATAACTACCACGCTCAGATGGATCAGTTTCTGCCCCACACCGCATGGGGTGGCGCACCTGCCGCACCTGCCGCACCTGCCGCGCCTGCCGCGCCTGCACTTACAGGTCCGAGTGCTTTTGCTACCGATGCATCTGGCCAGCGTGTACCGCTAGCCCAGAACCAAGCTGTTGTGACCCGCATATCGCCCGGCGGTGCCAACGATGACGCTGCACCCGCTAACGCCAACCGACTTCTAGCATCGCTACAGCCCGGCACCCCCGAGCATGCTCAGGCTAATCCACACGCATACACACCTGAGGAGTTCGCAGCGGCTCACGCCAACAGCGGGCTAACCCGCAATGATGTGTACAAAATGGTGGCTGAAGCTCATCACCGGACCCTGCAAGAGCAGGCCGCTGGTGTACTGCTCAACACCCTTGGCAAGGGCCAGCCGCTAACTCCTGCCCAGCAGGCGTATATGGACGCGGTGAATAGGATCGTCTCGCCGGGCATCCTCCCTTACCAGCAGGGTGGGACACAACAGCAACCCGGTGTTGATCCCTACACAGGACAAATGGTCGGCGCTGGAGCACCGTAATCATGGCCGACCCTGATTTCCAGACCGCTCCCACAGTTCAAGACCTAGTGGCCCCACCCCGGCGCGGTATGGTCGCGCCGCCGGCCACCACCGGCCCGCAACCGTCCGGCCCGACCGGGCTTGCTGGCTACGCCGCGGCACCTATTGCCGGCGCATTCGAGACAGCTGGCCAGTTGGCCAGTGCGGTCCAAGCCGGTGCGCAGGTAGTCGGTGCTACCGATGTCGCCCAAAAAGCCAAGGACTTCGCCGCGCGCCAAGCCGCGACAGCTGCCACCTACACCTCTCCCGATCTTGCAAACCAGCCTTGGTATAGCCCGAGCGGCCTAGCCTTCAACGTCCTTAAAGGCGTCCCGGTCGTCGCCGGCATGCTAGGCGCTGGCTTGTTAACCGGCGGCGCGGCCGATGCCGGCCTGCTTGGCGCGGCGGCAGCGCGCGCTGGAGCCGGGATGATTGGCGGCATCACTGCTGGCGTGGCTGGTTATCCGTTAGCTGTTGGTGGCGGTGTTCAAACGGCTGAAGCGCAGGCCCCGGGTGGTAAGCTATCCACAGGTCAGGCGATCAAGGCTGCAGCCCTAGGCGTGCCGGAAGCAGCTGTCGGCGCTATTCCGTTCGGTAGCGCGCTAGCGCGAGGCGCGGAAGGCTCACTACTCCATGCCGCTACCCAGCAGGCTATTACACAGGCAGCGGCCGGCGCGGCGCAGGACGCCATCGCCCAGCAAATGAACAACCGATCCATCCCGTTCAGGATGGATGAGCTCCTCCAGTCAGCGATAACGGGCGGCGCGACCGGCGCAATCCTAGGTGGCGGTCTGCACGCAATCTCCAAGGCCAACCCAGCCGATGTGACCCCAGAGCAGATGGGTGC